TTGTGTTTGTTATTAACAATTTCCAATATTTCGGTGTCATTTAAGGTTTTATTGAAACATGCAAAATATTCAAAATATCCTTTAAACCAATTTGGAATTATTTCTCTATCTGGATTACCCACACCTAAATAAATAAATTCTTCTTTCCTATATTTTGTATAAAATTTTCTAATAATTTCAGTTTCACCTATTAAAACTCCATCTTGATACATCTTTATTGTCTTTGATGTGTTGTTATAAGTAAGTGTTATATTAGTTCTATAAGTGGGCTTTATTTCAGAATTTAAATATATTGCTTTTTTAGTAGAATCAAATACACAAAAGTTGTAACGATTGAATGATGTATATGAAATAGCAAAATCATAACCAGGAACACTAAAAATGGAATATTCATCCGATGGTTTAGTATGGTCAAATTTTAAATCAGTTGGTTCAAAACAAATAGTTATAGAAAAATCATCAGTAAAATCTATTGTGTTTTTTGCTTTAACTAAAGCGTTATTTCCATTAAATTTTAAGACTTGTTTATTTTTCGTAATATTTTTAATATATTTTTTAGCTAAAGGAATATTATGAAGTTTGCATCGTAAAAATAAATCATCATCTTCATAACCCCAACCCCAATATTTGTTAGAATATCCATTAATTCTTTCAAAATCATCCGATGGGAACATAGTTACACCACCAAAATATTGGTCAAATATTACTCGATGGTCTTGTTTATTTTCAAATTCAAAATTTGTAGCTAAATGTATTGGAGATTCAGTTGGATTATAATCTGCATATATAGGAAGCATATCTACATCGTGGAATATCACATAATTACATCTTTGTTTTTTAGCATAACTAAATCCGATGTTAAGTAACATTCCACGATTAAATAATTTTGCATCATCTTGCTGAACGATTATTATTTTATAATCGATATGTGAATTTCTTCTAAAATATCGAGTTATACTTTTCTTAAATTCTTTTAAATGTTCAGGTCGATTACGATATGGAACTATAATTCCAAGTCTATCCATTATAAAATATATTATTTACCTTCGTCAATATATTTTTTCTTCCATTCGTATAGATAGTGTTCAATTCTTGGTCCCCACTCATCTTTATCGATTTCCTCAAACCATAAAGTAAGTGCATCTAATGAATTACCTATTTTTTCTAAAGCTTTAACTTTACGTTCTTCAAGCAATTGAGATGCTTCGTTTTGTGTTTTATCTGCCATAACTTATTTGTTTGTATATATAAATATATTTTTTTTAGATTTTGGTTATTATTTTACTCAATCGATTCCAATAAGTGTAATCAAAAAAATTACTAATTTTACCTGTCATTTTTTCAATTAAAAATTTAGGATTATTTACATCTATTTTAAAATCATTCCATTTTATACCATCATACATTATTTGATATTCCGATGAAAATGCGTATTCTTTTTTAATATCTGCAACTTCTTTTATTCTTTCAACACAAGTTGAATCCCATTTAAAATGATGAACTTGTATTAACCCCTCTCCTCTACCAATTGGGTATCGCTTTGGGTGGGATGTTCCCCAACTATTTTTCCCATCTTCTACAATTGCATAATGTTGGCCAGGGGTTACATCAACATATCCTTTCATTATACAAACTTTATTAGGACAAGCTCCACTCATTGGATGTCTAAAAAATCCAGCAAGTGGAAACTTTTCCCAAATATTAGAGTCCTTCGTAACGATTGGAAATTCTCCATTTTCTCCTATCCTATCAATGAATCCACCTGTTATAAAATCCCAACCATTTTCTTCACATTCTGAAATGAGTTCTTTGATTGGTTTTGGATAAATGTGAAATTCATCATCGTCTGAAACTACCCACCATTCGTTTGGTTTGGTTCGTTTAATTTCGTTATATAAATCAGTCACTTTTTCCCAATTGAATTTTGGTTCAGTAACTACTTTTATTGGTATAATTCCTAATTTTTTTACCTCATCTAATATACCATCAGTTTCAGTTTGTCTATACACAACTACATGAATTTCATCAACTATATTTTTATAATGTTGAATCATATGACCTAACATTGTAGTATTATGACCTACGACAGTAACTAAATTTATTTTTGACATCTTCTAACTAATGTTATTCCGGTTGATGCTGGTTTATTTTTTTGTATTCCAAAATTAAAAAGGTCGAATGTTTCCCATTCTGAATTTTGTTTTAATTCTTTTGCAAATGTTATTGGTCCATGCCAATCATCAAAATCACCTCTATCTTTTACTTCATTTGTAACAATGTAACTATCGGCGTAGTTAGGGTCAGTGTCGTGAATTGATATGATTCCATTTGGTGAAAGTAGTTGAGAATACAATTCAAAATCTTCTTTTACGTTTTCATATGAATGTCCTGCATCTATATGTAAATAATCGATTTGAATATCATTTAGAACAAAGAAATTATGAAATGCTTCCTCCGTAGTTTTACTAATGATACGAGGACAGAAAAATCTTCTAAAAAATGATTCTTCTCTAAACCAATCTACATTACCTCCAATACCATTCATTGCATCTACAACATAAGTAACACCAATATCACCCCAATTATAGTTAGAATCACCTTCAAATATTTTTTGTTGATGTAAATCGTAACGAGCTTGTGTCATTATACGAGGAATAAATCCACCACCACTACCCAAACATACACAAGTTTTTGCTCTCATATATTGAATAAGAGAATAAACAATTAAACCATCCCCTAAATGTAAATCAGTAGCCCCATGTGACCAACGATATGGAACTGGTTTAGTTTCTACTTCATGAGATTCGTTAAACTCCTGATTGTTTGTTAAATGATTTTTAAGATATTCTAAATCTTGTAATGGTGTCATAACCGAATTGTATTTTCCGAGATTTCGGAGTTGGACTTAAGTAAGCTATAATAAAATATAGTATTAATAAAATAGTATAAGTTATAGTGTAGTAGTTTTGTAGCTTTGTAGCTAACCCCCTACCCCCTTTGTATATAAATATATAAAAATATACAAAACGTAAAAAATTACGAAAAATAAATATTTGGAATTATGCTAAAATTGCTGTACGGATTTTATCAATCCATTCTTCTTTATTATCAAATTTTTGCATATAATTTTTAAGATTTAACCAATTATGCTCTCTCTCTACATATGAATCTTTGATGATTTCTTTTACACATTCATCAAATTCATTTTTAGTAGAAACTCTATATTTGTAATCAACTTCGGTTGCCCAATCTTTATTTATTATTGGTAATTTACCATAATCAACTGCCTGAAAAATTGAATATCCAAAAGGTTCTTTAAAATATGCACCATGAAATATACCCCAATTTTTTAACATAAAAAAGTGATGAATATTTGGGTCCCATTGAAATAAATCTATACCATTTAAAGAATACGTTGTAGTATCTCTTAAATTTTTTACATCGAACTGATTAGTTAAAACAAATCCTTTATGATTATTCATCCAATGTAAACACTTACGTGATTCAGCACGAGAAGTAAATCCAATTTTACCATTATCTATGTGAGATGTAAGTGGTAAATTATTTTTAAATTCATAAAAATTTGGAACGTTATATGTGTAGTTTGGAAATTCATCAATCATTTGTGTTGGATTATTTCCTACCCATATTCTTCTTTTAAATGTTGCAAGATATTCATCATAAAATTCAACATCTACTTTTGTTCCAAATTGTAATCGATTTATTTCAGGATTATTATCAATTATTTCACACATTTCTCTTGCATATGCATGAACAAAGACAGTTCCAAATTTATCTTCCCAATGCCAAAGATGTGGACGTTTGTGGTAGTGAGGATGTAAAACATGAATTATTTCACTTTCTTCTAACCACTTATCAGTTTTTTCAGTATCATCATAGTGAAAGTGATATTGTAATCCCTTTGGTAAAGATTTTTCTTCAAACGCTATTGGTCGTTTAGAATCTATTAATAATCTCCACTCTTTTTTTGTAGGTAAAGTTGGCCACACTAATTCTAAGAAATAATTAGTCCAAATATCAGAACCACCTTGTATAGTGTTTCCTGCTCCGGTTGTAACCAATAGTTTGTAATTCATATATATAAATATATAAATTTTATATTATTTATTATAAATGTTGGCTTATTTTAAAATCATATTCTTTTTCAAAATCATCAAGTGTTCTGATGTTTCCTAATGGATATACATTTTCTAAAAAGGTTTTATTTTCACCCATCATTAGTGATAGCATTCTTTCTTTTGAATTTATACCATAATTAAAAGTTGGAGATTTTATCGATTTTCGTTGAGTATGGTCATATAAATGATATATTGGTCTTATATGAAAACTAACAATATCATATCCATGACAATAAGTTCTAATAGAAATACTTAATTCATGCTCGGCCCATTCACAATATTGGTCATATCCAACCTCCCACACCCAATCAATTGTTGTAAAATGAAATCCACCTGCAACTAAACTTCTATGATATTTTTTATCAGTTGTAACCGGTATTGCTTCTATTCTAAAAACACCATTTTTATCTACATTAAAATGATTTATAGCAAATGAGTAATCATCTCTAATTATAATATCATTTCCTTCTGGAGTTACTCTATACCCTTTTGGATATACACTTATCATACATTTTTTACCATAATTTTCATAGGCAGTTATTAATATAGTATCCCAATGTTCATCAAATCTACTATGTGCATCGATATTCATAAAATATTTATGAGATGGAGTTATATACAATTTACAAAATGAACGTGTATGTGCTAAATTTCTTGTTTTAGTTTCATCAATATTAATAAGTGTAACACTATCTGGAAAATCTGATTGTTTCCATGTATCATTTTCAAAATCTTGATTTATGATAATTACCTCAATTTCATTTGGATTATCCGCTTTTGCATATAAATCAATAATTGTTTTTTTAATTTCTTTATCTAATCTACATGCAATTTGAACTAATATTGTTTTCATATTATTTTTCATAAATCCAACTTTTAACAGCATTGTAAAATGCATTATTTGGAAATTCTTTTATATTAATTAAAGGAAATTGTGATTTATTAAAAATAGGGTCACAACTATAATGGACAATGTGATGTTTATCATCTAATTCATTAATATTTGGAAAATAACAACCATCTCTTGAAATCATTTTTATTCTATTATTATGACATGCAACGTTTATAGCATACATAGATTGCCACCAGGAATGTTTTGTTCCTTTATGTTCTAACCCAATTTGTAATCCAACATCAATAACCTCATCTATTATTTTTTTCATAGTAGATGCTTTTGCAATTATATTTGAACCACCATTCATATAACCACTATCATTATGTTTTAAATATTTTTGTATGATATTACGATTATCTCCGTTTTCATCAACTATATGCATATGCCAAGATTCATATCTATCATCTGCTAATATTTCATCATCTTTTGGAATGTATCCATTATATGGTCGAATATGTGGCATATCCGCATCTAATATTTCGATACATTCATCATCACTAATTTCGGATAATATTTGTTTTATTGCAGTATAACAATTTGATGGGATGTAAATTTCATCGTTTAAATCATATAAATCTAAAACAGACTCTACCATACGATATGGTAATTTTAATCCCCAATCGACATCATTAATTTTTTCTTGATATCTAAAATTTCGTTTAACGATTGGTATGATTGCTTTATTTATTGCATCTTTACCATATACTTTAAAATGTTGGTATTCAAATAATGATATTTGCCATTTAAAATGTGGTGTTGCAACTGCTACAGGTATACTTATCATAATTTAATTTTGATAAATGTAATTTTTAAATTTATAATGAATAAACATATTTCTATAATATTCTCCTTCAAATATCTCATTTCTACCATGGTCACAAACGGCCGATTCGTATAATAAAATTTCACCTGGTTGTATGAAAACTTCATGCCATTCTCCATCATGTGATTGAATATCCAATCCCCAATCTTTATTTCCATTTAAGTTTTTATCAACACATATAATCGAAGAAATATGATGGGTTTCTACTCTATCTTTATGTATTGTGAGTTTTGACCCGTAGTTATAACTTCGAATTCCATAAACGAAAGATGGTTCTATATCTTCACCACACCATTCTTTATGTAATTCTAATAACAATCCATGTAGTATATCACGTTTTTCATAAATTCTATCTAAACTAAAAATATCAGATGAATTTTTATTTAAATTATTTGGTATGATGTAATCTTTGCCATTAAAAGTTTCTTCTTGTTTTAATTCTTTTACATCATCATACATTCCTAATATAAAATTCCATATACCTTGTGGTAATTTTTTAACTTCAAACCCCATTTTAGTAAGTTTTGGTAATTGTGTATAATCTTTAAATCTTTTAATTGAACTCATTTCTATTGGGTTTGGTGGTGGTGTATTTTGTATTTCATTTTCGCGTATCCAAGCAGTAATTATATATTTATTACCACTAATAACATCACATCCTTCGTGTAACGAATCAGTTTCAAATTCTCCTTTTTTATTAATATTTTGCCATAAAACCGCCATACCTTTTTTTGGTATAAATTCTAAATCTAAATTAGGAAATTTAGTTTGACCGCCTTCCAAATTATCATTTAAATAAATCATACAAGTCCATAATCTATTACCCATATTTCCAATATGACTCATACCTTCTTCACCTTCAAAATAATCATAATGAGCTCTAAAATATTGACCTGGTTGGTATAATTGTCCTTGTAATGTTTCTATTTGATTTATTGAAATTTTTAATAAATTACTTATTTTTTCTTTTACACTATAAACCAATTTATCACAATCACATAGGGCAGATGTAAAACTGGTTCGTTTTTGTGTTTGTGTATAACCACTATTTCCACCAACGACAGTTGATGGAAAATTATTTTCGTCTATTAACTTAATAATATGATTACACTCTGATTCTGATAGAAAATTATCAATTGTTCTTAATAACATATATTTTTATTTTTATTTTATAATTCTTCAATTGGTCCACCATCACAACTTTGAACTGATGTTACAAACGAACCATCCCAGAATCTAACTTTACTTGCTAACCCATCTGCATACCAACCGCTATATGCAGGTGTTCCATTTATATCACTATAAATAGCACTTATATCATATATCCAACTTTCTCCGGATGGAATGTAATAACCCGCATATCCATTTGTTCCTGCACATGCTGTTGATTTATCACCTGCTGCAGATAAATAAATCAATTGAGGTGTTGGTGCCGGAGTAGGAGTTGGGCTCGGTGTTGGACTTGGAGTTGGACTCGGACTAGGACTTGGAGTTGGGCTCGGACTAGGACTTGGAGTTGGACTTGGAGTTGGACTCGGAGTTGGGCTCGGAGTTGGGCTCGGAGTTGGTGATGGTGTAGTATTAGTACATGCTTGACACGCTTGAGAACGTGTTGCCGTATTACCACTCATATGGAATATTTGTACATAGTTGCCACCATATGATAACCAGTATGTATTAGTACCTAACGAAGTGAAACTATCACTTGTCCATGTAGTTACTGAGCAGAAATCTGCATTATTACCATAAATTGTAATATTAGTACCACCCTCACATGCCAAATATCCACTTGGTTGTGTCGTATGTATTCTAGCAGCAAACACCGGAAGTGGTGCTGGAGTAGGTGTTGGACTTGGAGTTGGGCTCGGAGTTGGACTTGGAGTAGGTGTTGGACTTGGAGTTGGGCTCGGAGTGACCGTACATACTACACAAGCAGCTTGTGGTGTAGCAGATGTAGTACCTGTTCCATTTCTTCTAAATCTACGAGTGTAACGCGTTCCTTCAATTGTTTGTGCTACAAAGAAATAACCAGATGCGGATATTTCACTTAATAATAACGATGGTAATGTTTTTATACCAGTTGCATTACATATAGTAGTACCATATACTGAAATTGTAACATTTCCGTATTCACCACCATCACATGCATCTTGTGCACCTGCTACACTCACATTAATATTAGTAAGTTCAGTTGAAGGGGCCTCGGTTGGCGTAGGTGTTGGACTCGGTGTTGGTGACGGTGTTGGACTTGGAGTAGGTGATGGTGTTGGACTTGGAGTAGGTGATGGTGTTGGTGCACCTGCATAAGAATAAAATTCACTCATTATATCAGGTGTATCAAATTTTGTATCACTTGTTGCTAATTTTGCAAGTCTATTATATTCTCGTAATGACGTACCTGATGGTGATGATGGGGTTAAACCCAATATATCACGTATTTCAGACATTTTTATAGGACCACTACTTTGTAAAGCCATTACTTATCTTCCTTCAATTGTTTAATTTCGTTTTGTAACTCTTCTGTTTTATTTGTAAGTTCTTTAATACTTTCAATCAACAATGCAACAATTTTATCATATCTAACTGCTTTAAATCCATTATCACGTGTTGTTACTAATTGTGGTAATATTTGTTCGATTTCTTGTGCAATTACTCCAATGTCATTTCCTTTATTTGTATGTATATCTTCGAAACCTTCTTTCCAATCATAAGTATATCCATTTATTAAAGATACTTTTTCAAGTGGATTTTCAATTTTTACTAAATTTTCTTTTAATTTTATATCCGAAGAAGTATTAGCAGTTACATCACCAGTAACCAATAAACCTCCACCAATTTTTACGAAATCAGTTTCATTAGCACGTTTTACTTCAATATATTTGTTCGTGTCATATACAACCTGAAACCCACCAGCACACATTTCAGTTTTTGAAACAGGTACTGCTGCAGATATACTATTTAATAATGGGGTTCGCATTGTCAACCCAAACTCAGCAGGGCCAGGTAATGTGGATGTATCCATCGTTGCTGCAGCATATACATTAGTTAAAACTGGTGTTATGGTATATGTTCCTGCTTCTAATACTAATGTCGTAGTTATTAAAGTACTAGCGTATGTAGCAGTTAATTCATATGGAGAAATTGTATATAAAGTATCAGTAACTAATCGAGGCACAGTTACATACAATGTAGTTGATGGTGTTTGAATTTTAAATCCATAATCAAATGACCAATCCATTCTAACTAAATATATACCGGCATGAGAATCATCACCTGAGGCTCTAAACGTACCTGCAATATCAGCAGCAGTTGCAGCTATTGTACATGATTTACCAATTAAATCACTATTTCCACCCGAAGATGCAATTGTAAATGTGGAACTAGCAGGACCCAAATTGTAAGTAGTATCAGTTCCAAATGAATAGACAGTACCTGATTTATTGGTCCAATATTGACCACTATATGGTATGTTGTAAGTACCAACACTTCCTGGTGATGGTGATATCGCACCCGCAGACCTATTCGATAAAGATGTATTAGCGTTTACATCAACTACAATTGCTGCACCATCATACAATTCCATAGCAGGTCTTCCTGCTGCTAGTTGTAATTTTTTAGTACCTACCGATGCATATAAGTTAGCACCAGTTAGTACCCAATCACCGATAAACCCTTCGGTTGCGGTAATACGACCTGATACATCAACATTAGCTGCAGTTAATTTACCAGCCGTATTAATATTTGCATATGTTGCACCACTACCAATAGTTAAACTACCCCCAGTTAAAGTTAAGTTTGTTGCGGTTACTGCACCACCTGCTGTAACTCTAAATGGAGCAGAATCAAATCCACTATTTCCAGCACCTAACCACATTTGTCCTGCAGAATCTACGTGAAAACTACTTGAATCATTTCCACCAATGTTAATAGTACCACCATTAATTTCTCCTGAAAATGTTCCACTTGTAGAGGTTAAAACACCATCAGGAGTTACTCTAAACGGGGCAGAAGCAAATGTTGCATGTCCTAAATAAATTCCGTTTGAATCTGCTTTGAAAATACTATTACCACTACCAATTGAAATCGTACCACCACTTAATGCACCGGTGAATGTTCCACTAGCTGCAGAAAGAGCCCCACTAAATGTTCCACCACCAGTTATAGTAAGACTTGTACCATCCCATAATAACGAATTTGATGCACTTTTTAGTGATAATCTACCAGTCGTTCCATTACTACCAATCCAAGCACCAGTTTCATTATATCCTTTTGTAGATTGTCCAATGGAAATATATGGAGAAGTTGTTCCACCTGCAATTGTAATATTTGCGTTACCACTACTATTTGTTCCAACGTTTATAGTTTGTTTTACATATGATTCTCTAAATATTGCAATCTCTGCTGCTACAAAATAAGAATCAGTACCTAATGATTCCCAAAACGTAGTTTCAGTATCTGGTTGCTTATTTAAGTTTGTAGTTGCGTTTGGTTTTGTTGCATAATATGTTCCATCATATAAAACAGCATCTCTACGTGTCGGATAATCATCAGTATCGTAATAAGTTGTTGTGGAGCTCCACGGCCCTCTAAATACTACACCAGGACCATCTGCACCATCCGTTCCATCCGTTCCATCCGTTCCATCCGTTCCATCATTACCATCATTACCATCAATTGTTACACTTACTCTATGAGTTTTTGTTATAGTTCCACTTGTACCTTCCGAATTTACATAAGTCATTGTAACACTCGTAGTAGTACCTGAATCAGTTGTAGGAGTTGTCGGAGTGATTGTTCCACTACTATTTGTTCCACCCGTCGTAGATGAAACATAAAAGGTATTTATTGTACCACCTGCTGAATAAGAATAATTTGAACCTCCTTCATTTACTGAAATTGTAAAATTAGATGGAGTTCCATATGTACCTGTTTTTGACTTTGTTATTGATTGAGCATCATTTGATAAAAGAGCAACAACCACCGGAGCAGTTCTTTTTGCTTTAGTATAAGTTACTACTTTTGTTACATCGGTTGTATCGCCTGCACCATCTTTATATCTTACTAATAAACTTAACGAACCGGTATCACCTGATAAAGTAGTAATACCATACGTTGCATCATCCGGTGTTGTATCATTTGGATTGCAATTTGTACCTGTAGCTGAAATAATATCAAATCTATTATTAGTACCCAATCCTTCATTTCTACTAATATCTTCACCACCCACCTTTACACTCACCGAACCACTGGTCAATGCAAATGAACCACTTTCTACAAAACCAGTTGATTTTGCAGGTAAAGTTGCGTTTTCATTTGAAAGTATTACCGATAAACCATCTAATATCTTAACAGGTGAAATTTTAATAAAATCTGAATAATTTATCCCATAATTGTCAGATGCAGTAAATGAATACTCTACCTCACCCGTTCCGTATGAAAACGTAGAACCACTTAAAAAATAGGTAGAAACACCAGTTCCACTATCAGTACTTAATAACGTTAATGGTGGTGCACCACTACCAGAATTTATTGTAATTGCAGTAATTGCAGATGCTAAATTTTTTCTTTTGGCATCAAATAAAATCTTTTGACCAGAAGGATTTAAACTTAAATCAGTTGCTTTGTATATAAATTGGTTTGCATTAGATGTAACAAAAAGACCAGGTGCGTTATCACCATCTTCGAAACGATATATAGTTTCATATTCTTCAATACCTTCACATGATGCAGTGTATGTAATAGACCCTACTACTGTCCCAACTACTGAACCAGTAAAGTTAGCAATTGTTAAAGTTGCACCACCCTCTCCAAAAGTTGAGAACCCACCAGGATAAGTTCCACTATATGAACCAGGTGATATATAATTTCCACTTGCATCAAACGCAGATGAATAATATGTTACACTGCCTGTTAGATTTTGTTTTGTTACTTTAAATCCGATTTGTTGAATTTGTGGATTTGCAAATGAACCAGTAGAGAATCTAAAAGCAGTTCTATCGGATTCAAATGTAAGTAATTTTGTACTAGTTGGAAAATTATTACCACCTGTAAATTGTTTTGAAGCAAATACATCAACTGGTATATAATTGTTATTTATATCGTAAAATTCAAAACGAAAATCAAAAGTTTCAGATGATACGTTTTTAGATACATCTTGTACTATTGTAAATTCATCTGGTGAAAATGATGTTTCTTGTGCATTTTTTAAACTAACATTTGATACGTGCCAACCACTACCATTAAATTCAAAAACCAATTTAGTATCAACTGAACTACTAATTGGATTTTCGATAATATTTTGTGTAATATCTTGTTTTGTTTGATATATCGCAGAACCCGAAAGTGTTAAGAAATCTTGTGTATAAGTTGATGAACTCAAATATGCACGAAGAGTTTTTGTATTATCAACCGAACCACTATAAAGAGTTTTAAAACTAAGTGTATATTCGACATCCTTAGAAACCGAAATAGATTCCGTTGTATATAAATTTTGAACACCACTTTGTCCATTCGCAGGTTTTACTGATGCATATAATTTATCTAAATTTATTGTTGGTAATAAATTAGCAGAACCTGTCCAATATGTACTTAAATTAGTTTGTGTAAAATTACCATATGAAACATCAGTTGTTCCACTTGCAGTTAAATCTCTTAATAGTTCGGTTGATTCTAATTTAGATTCTTGTACTAAAACATAATCACCAACATCGTTACGAGATTTACGAAATATTTTTACTCTAGCTACATCACCAACAAATGTTTTAAGATTTGAAATGTTTATTTTTGCAAATGAACCATTTAGGGCAGATTCGGTAAAAGTTTGACCATCTAAATATTCAAACGAAGATGTGTAACTATTTTGTGTAAAATTTGTTACAATATTGTTTATTGTATATGGAGTATCAACTAAAATCTCATCAGTATTTAATACCTCTTTGACTGTAGCAGAATAACCTAACGATGGAATTTCAATAGTGTTTTCATCAATAGAAGATGTCCATCCTCCACCACTAACTCTTTTTAATTTATAAAGAGTTCCTGCAGTCCATCTACTTAAATCAGTTCCGGCAATTGGTATTTCAGAAATACCTTCCACCGAACCACTTTGAGTTACAAATGGAGTTGTTACGTTATATATTGGTTTTACAATTTCATCAATCGTAATTGTTGGTCTTCTATAAAATCTTACACGAGTTTCGTTTGTTATGTTTTTGTTGATTTGGAAGGTCTTTTCCCACTTAACATTATATGCACCTCTCCATTCGGTTGGAATATCACGAATAACCCCGCTAGCATCCTCATAAGTCTTCAATTCTCCCAAAATGGTAATCTTACCTATCCCAATAGGAGTGTCCTCATAAACGTGGACAGAAACTAATTTAGATATACCCTCATAATATTCTGGCACACCATTACCTGGTTCATAATAGACAGGGTTTCCATCTACATCTAAAATTTCAATTTTTATTTCAGTTGTTTCTTTTAAATGCTCAGACCCCTCTATTAAGAATCCGTTTTTACCACCAGTAAAGGTTTCGTTAAATTCCGTTATACGAAAATAATCTGAATTAGGATTTGTATCATTTAGAAACGTTCCGTAATTCGATAAATTTTGTAGTGGTGAATATGATTTGATTATTGCCATTATATTTCTCCTATGCAGGTATAAATATAACTCTTTTTAATACTTATTTGTAAAATCCATAGAAATCCATAGAAATGAATAAATACACTACCATTCAGATAAAAAAAGAAACCCACGAACTCTTACAACAATATTGCAAGGAACGTGGGTATAAATTAAGTGGATTGGTTGAATCTTTAATTATGCAAAGAATAACCCTTCCTAAGAATGTATTGAAGGTTAAAACTTCACATGACTAAATCCATCTACTTTTTTAATTTCAATTAAACCATCTACTACATCTCTCATAGAATCGATGTGAGATATAATCATCACAAAATCAAATTGTGTCTTTAAGTAAGTAAATAACATAAATAAAGATTGTAAATTCTCACTATCTAATGTTCCAAACCCTTCATCGATTACTAAGAAATTTGGACGAGGTAAGTTACATACGTTGATTAAAGCAACTCTAATTGCAAGACCTGATATAAATCTCTCCATACCACTACACATCTCCAAAGACCACTTATTATCACCATAAACAAGGTAAGCATTGATGTTTTTACCATCCATCTCTAATTGCATTCCAAACTCTACAATTTGTGCTAAGATGTTATTTACCTCACCTTCAATCATTGGGAGTGCCTTTTCAATCAATTCATAAGAAACACCATCTTTACTTAAAGCATTTAAATAATACTCATATAATTTGGATTGTTCTTCTAATTTCTTAACTTCGGTAATCTTTTCTTCTAATGTATCTTTTTGTGATTTAAGAGCAGAAACCTTACCATTTAGGTCTAAAAGTGTTTTATTTGTTTTTGTAAATCGTTTTTTAACTTCATCTAACAAATCTCTTTTACCTTTAATTTCTTCTCTGATTTCACCATTCTTTTTGATTTGTTCTTCATTTTGATGATACTCTTCAATCAGTTTAGTTTGTTCTGCAACTTGTGTTTGAATACGAACCTCTTCGGTTTCTGATGCAGAAAGTTTACTCATTAAAGATGAAAGTTCTCTATCTACTTTATCCTCTTTTTCCTTAGTATCTTGTAAGTTTTTCCAATCTGATTCATATACTGAATATTCATTAATCTTTTCTTCAGCAACTTCATTTATACGAATAGCATCACTCCATTCATCCATTAAGTTTGCTAATTGTTCTTCTACATCTTTTTTAGATTCTAAAATAGATTTCGAATTATCCATACAAATTTCACAATTTGGGTTGTATTTATGTGATTCTAAATGGGTTTTCTTATCCTTTAATGAATTAATTTTAATATCTAATTTTTCTAATTCATGTTTAGATGTATTGAAATCATTTCTACAAATCTTTAATGCACCTATTTTTTCTTCTAATAATTCTTCATCAAAACCATCAATAATTTCCTCTAATTGTAGTTGTAAATCTTCTAACTTACCAATACGTTCTTGTATGATAGTTTTAGTATTTAAAATATCAGTTTCTTTATCGGTGAGAATTTTCTTACGTTTTTCTAATTCATCAATACCAACTAAATCGGAATTTAATTTTACAATTTTACCATTTAATCTGATTAAATCTTTGTTTAATCCATCCTCTTCATCCTTAATACCATTTAATTCAATTTCAACTAATTTGTATTCTGATTTACTTTCTTTTAAATCAGTTTCAATCTTAGCAAGTTTAGAGGTAAAATCATCTGATTTAAATTTCTTAATCAAAGTAGAATTTTCTCTATTCTCATCTGCTGCTAATTGGTATAATTTATCAAAAATATCAACTCCAATAAATTGTGAAAGAATCTCCTTACGTTCTGATTGTGATTTATCAATGAACAATGCATTGTTTCCTTGTAAAGATAATGATGTTAAAACAAAATCTTCAAACTTACCTAAGTATTTTTCAATATTCTTATTAGTATCTCTACGTTGTTCACCATTTAGGGATGTAATTACACCTGCATCTTCTTTCCAAAAGTTTACGTTTACTGAAAGATTTGTTCCCTTTCTAGTCCACTTTGCACTTCGTTCAATAAAGTAATCTACACCATCAATCTCAAAATTAAACTTACAATAGAAATTATCTTTTTGGTTATTTAAGATGTTTTTAGATGATGATGTACGAGATGTTTTATCAAAAATACAAAATGATAGAGCATCAAACAAAGATGATTTACCACTTGCATTAGGAGCAAAAATACCTATTACACCATTTGCATCGTTGAATTTAACTTTATTACCTTCACCATATGAAAACATATTTGAGAACTCTAATGTCTTAGGAGTCCAAAGAATATTTTCAGCAAGAGTGGAATCATCTATTCGGTGATTTACATCTTTATTTATAGTTGTAATTTTATCTAAATCGGAATCCTCTAAAAGAAATTGTCTTTCTAAATAATCTCTGATAAGTTGGTTTTGAAATGTTTCATCCTTAACATTACCAACTATGTTCTTATTTAATTTTGAATTACGTTTTAATTGACCAATAGTATCAGTTCTTGTAACGGTCACTTCTGCAACGTTAAATAATTGTTTTAACTCTGCAATTCTAAGTTTCATATCCGATGGTTCGGTATTAGTGAAACGTAATCTTAAACGAGGATTTTTTGGTAATTTAGTATCAATCTCATCATAGACCCATTGCGGGATTACACCCCCAATAACATCGATTGTTAAAAACCCATAATCATTATGAATATGATGTTCGGTAAAAGTACGAGTTGGAACATCCCAAATTAAATACCCGTGATTCTCCAACATTTCGCCGTGATTTTGTTGAATCATAGAACCTGCATATGCAACATGTTCGTATCCTTTACCAAAAGTTTGACGTTTGTGAATATCCCCCATCATAACCATATCAAACCCATCGAACATATCGACAGTGAATGAGTTAGATGAAACTACATAACCAATATCAGTTTCTGCTTTATTTACAGGGCCGTGGAATAAACATATTTTATTTTCACCTTCTATCGTTTTAGCTTCTGGCCAATTTTCTTTTTTATCCAATATGGAATAAACGACAAAAGTAAGATTATGATACTGATACACACCAGTGTCGCGAAGATAGTGTATGCGAGAATTATTAAGATTGTCAATAATGGGCGTAAGAACATCTAATCTATGTTGGTTGTTTAAGTTACAATCGTGATTACCTGTGATTAAGAAGGTTTCTCTTAGTTTAGAACATTCGGTTAAAAACCAACTTATCTCTTGAATCAATTCAGGTGACATCTCCGTTTTAGCATGAGCAATATCTCCTGCTAAATAAATAATAGAATCTTCGATTTTATCATCTTCTACTTGTTTTAAGAACTTTTTGAATACCTCACGATACTCTTTATGTCTTTGTAAGTTTCTGATGTGTAAATCTGCTAAGTGGTATATTTTATTTATAACCATATTTTATATTAAATTATGTGTAGGTCTTTTAAAGTATTTGTAATTTGTTGATTTGAATTCAAATTTTATAGTTTCTAACAACCCAAAATTTCTTTCAATTTTAGATTCATTTTTTATATAATATTCATGTATTTCGGAATATGACATTTTATTTATAATATCCAAATTATTTCGATATTGTTTTAAAATACTTCCAACATCCATTTGAGGTGTTAAATCAAACAAATCATCAGCTAACCAAAATCCTATTTTTTGTAAATATTGATTTATGTAACTACTTCCCAATATCAATGGAATATTTCTAGATATAAATGGATTCCATGATTTCTCACTTAAATGAATTAAATCGCCAGGTAATACCATAGTTTCCAATATACAACTAAAATATGAAGTCATAGTAATTGGCAATGGTGGTAATTCAACATTTACTGCACCAATCATACTACGTTCAATCGGTGTATCTAATATGACAGGAAGTTTTTCTTTTCTAAATTTTTGTAATCCAACACTAATTTCAGAATCATCATATTGAGTACTAAATGCACTATATCCCAGCCAAGATTCTGAATCTAATCCAATTTTATAAACATATTTGAAAGTTTCCAAACGTTCTTTTTTATCAACACCAATAATCATATTCATCTTCTTTTGACGAATATTAGTTTGAAAATTATGAACTATATATTTTAAATGTGGCCAATATCCTTGTAATGCTGCTCTATAGCGATAGTAATTACAATTATGGTCATATTCATGTAAAAATTCGTATGGTCTTACAAAAAATTTATTAGAAAAAAAAGTGTATCGTTCAGTATCTTTATATTCTAATGCATTATCATCATCAAACAAAATAAATTTACAATCATTATATTTTATTGATAATTTTGTTAAAGTTTTTTCTAAATTACCATCATATTGATTAATATATCGAGCATCAAATATTACAATATCACCATATTGTGGATTGATTATTTTTAGTTTATTTAAAAAATTATCAACATAAGGAGGTTCACCGATTAATTTCCGTTGAATATCAATCGTATCTTCAAATTCATGCACAATATGTTCTTCTGAAATGTTTAGCAAATCATACCAAGCAGTATATGAACCTTTACCTATGTGATGTGGTATTATATGAATCATAGTTGTTGTAACTTTTGGGATATAATATCACCAAACTCCGTAGATTTAACGTTTTTTAATATTTTATTTATTTGTAAAAATCCCATTTCAGATGCATCTTTTTCCGATGGAATTACATTTTTAGTATCTATTCCTTGTTTTTGAAAATAGATTGTATAATATAAAGCTTGGTCTTGTGCATCACTATCCAATAAGATATTAATTTTCTTAACCCCTCTTTGATATATACTATCCATTAATTTTTTTGGAATAAATTTACCTAAGATTGGAATAGCATTTCGTTTAACTGAAAGTGCATCAAATGCACCTTCGCAAAGTGTAATAGGTTCATCCCAATTGATTTGGTTTTCAAACATAATTACATTCTTTGAAACTGGTGGATTTTTATATTTGTAAGGTTCATCTTCATAAACCGAACGTGCAATGAAATAATTTAATTTATTGTTAGAATCATACGATGGTATAATAACTCTACCTGCATACAATCCTTTCTGACAATAACCCATATTATAACGAATTACATCACTTTCAGTAATACCTCTAACTTTTAGATAATGCTTTACTTTTTTATAAAGAGGATTGATTCCCTTTGGAGTTTGAGTAAGTGATACAAATTCTGATGGTAATCTTAATTCAATTTGTTCATCTTCATTTGAATTTGTAACAACATAATCATCACCATAAATGTCTAATATCTTTTTTAACTTATGAGAATCTACTTGTAATTTCCGTAAAAGTGAGTATATACGTTTCCCCTTAGAATCACACACCCAACAATGCCATTGCTGTGTATCTAAGTTTACTTGAAGTTTCTTTTTATGATGATGACAGAACGGACAATAATGTGCTTGTTCACTTCCCTTTAAGGATGAACCATGTCCTAATGTATCATCTAAGATACTAATAATTGTTAGTTTATCGGGTGTCGATAGCATACTTTACAATTTGTGATATACAAATATACGAAATAAATCTGATATTTCCAAATTTATTTTATATTTTTGCTATTATACTACCCAAAGATACGAAAAAAATATCAATTTTCCAAATCTATTTCATCTAAATCTCTACGGAAAAATTTACCTAAAAGATTATCATTTAGGGCTTTTTCATCTACCAACACATTATGTGCAAATTGTTCTTGTAATTCGTAATATGTTAGGGATTTCTTTGATTTACAAAAACGAAGTATTTCTAACTTAATTCTATCACCTTCCCATTTTTTTACGGTCCCATTAGATGAACGATAGGTTTTCCAATCCGATTCCTTAGTAACCCATTCCCAATGTTTACTACGTTTATCAGTTAAGGCTGCAATTTCTCTTTTACCAAATTTACGTTTTGTAATTGATAATACATTTTTCTTACCGATATAATATTCACCGGTTTCCCCATTAGTAATTTTGTAAATAAAACCGATTGTATTTTCAGGCATATCTGAAAGTTCGGTTATAAAGTGTCCTCTATATGTCCAACTCATAGTTAAAAATTTTGAAATCATTTTTATATCTCTCCAATACCCAATTCTTACACCACTCATCCTTATAAAGCATTTTATAATAATCTTTATCGTTTAATTGTGGATGTCTATTGAAAATAGGATTTCGATTTTCATTAGGAATTTCAGTAGAAGATATACCAATTTTATTTAGTATGTATTTGACATCGGTTTCGTAATTTTCATATCTACCGATATACGTTACATTCCTACCTTCTTTGCTGTTGTGATTTAAAAAATATGTTTGTGGAAAATACCAAAAATTAATTGGTGAAATTGTTTCTAAGAAATGTTTGAAATTAGATGTAGTTCCACTTCTAACATTATGTTGATATGCAGATGCTGTTCTTGTAAATGGATTTCTTACGATTGTAAAAATAAAATAATTTGAAATATTGCCAAAATTTCCCAAATCACCATGTGTTGCAACTTCTTCACTTCCACCTTCATTTAAAAGTAGTTTGGTTAAAGATGTTCCACCGGTTTTAGGAATATGTAAATAACCCCATTTTTTGGAATGGTTTATTATTAAAGCCAAAACTTATTATTTTTTAATAGTGCTAGAATATGATTTTTCTTGCAGTTTACCACCTCTTGCGGTATTTAATTTAGCATCATCGGTGTGTAATTTATTTTTTTCATCTGCAGAAATTGGAGTTTTATCTTTTGAAGAACCACCAACCTTTGCAAATTCAGACCCTTTATATAAATCTAAAATAGTTGCCATAATTATCTCCTTATGCTTCTTCTACTATACGTTTGAAAAATCTAAGACTATCAGTATTTTCAAATTTTTGTTTTAGTTCTGCTAACACTTCAGCATCCAATGGATAGTAGAAGTATGTAACTTCAACATCGTTTGAATTGTTTTCAATAAGTTCTAATGCTGCTTCTTCCGTAATATTTTCAGTTATTACATTTTCATTTGCATCAATAATGTTATATGCCATAGTTTCTCCTGTATTATATTATATAAATATCATTAAGTATCAAAACGGACTAAAAAATTAACGTTATAATCCGGTAAGTTCTTTATTGGTTTGGGTAATTTTGCAACAACTAATAAATTATCATCATCATCATACAATCCAATTGTAGTAATATATGGTGTTAAATAAGAAC